TATTAGAAGAACTCCGAGAGGACAACGCAAAACTCAGAGAAAAAATAAACGATTTATTAGAAAATAATTAAAAAATGGAAACTTGGAAACATTTAGAAGAAAAGTATTCAATCTCTAATTTCGGTCGAATTAGAAACGATGAAAGAGGCACTTTTTTAAAGCCATTCTTGAAAGGAAAACACTCCGCTAGGGTTAGACTAACATTAGAGAATGCAAGTCGGTTTAAAACAATCTATATAGCAAGTGAGGTAGTAAGAAACTTTATTACACCAGATTTTAAAAAGGTTGTAAGGAAAGATAAAAATATTTTTAACAATCACGTAGATAATTTGATTGTATATTAAAATAAAAAGGTTATATTTGTATAATAGTTCGAGTCTCAAACATAGTGAACTTAAAGAAATTGAAACCCTATCAATGAAGTGGACGTGAGACTCACACTGATTTGATGGGGTTTTTTTATTTACTAAAAAATTATTATTATGAGTAAATTTTATTACATTGATGATTTAGAGTTAAACATCAAATTAGAAGAGGTTGTAAGTTTTCAACTTATAGATTATTCTCCTTCTGAGTTTAGAAAATCTGTTAAAACAACTTTAATAGTTGTAAAGCCTAAAAGTGTTTATAGGTGCGATAAAAAGCATTATAACAACCTTGTTGAATTATTAAATAAAAAGTAATGAACATAGGCTGGATTAAACTCAATAGAGATATTGTAAAGCATTGGATTTTTAAAGATGAGTGGAAGTTCAAATGCTGGATTGATTTGCTTATATTGGCGAATTATTCTGAAAATAAAGTTGAGATCAAAGGCGTTTTACTTAACTGTAAAAGGGGTGAATTATTGTATAGTTTAGAGTCACTTTCTAACCGCTGGGGAGGTAATAAATCTAAGGTAAGACGTTTTCTAAAGTTGCTCGAAAGTGATTCAATGATTGAACTAAAATCGGAACAGGTAACGACACGGATAACTATTTGTAATTATGAGAGTTATCAAGGTGAACGAAACGCAGATGAAACGCAAACGAAACACAAACGAAACGCAGATGAAACGCAAACGACACCAATTAAAGAAAGTAAAGAAGAAAAAGAAAAAAATAATACTATGCCTTCGCTTGATGAGTTTGTAAAATACGCTTTGGAAAAGAAACCAAATATTGATATTGAAAAGGTGAAATTTAAATATGAAGCATGGAGATTAAATGATTGGCAAGTTCAAAGAAACAATAAACTACAACCAATTTTAAACTGGAAGTCAACTTTAAACAATACTATTCCACATTTAGGTGAAACAAAATATCAAGGAACAAGTATAGAATCAATTCAGAATAAACCTAATTTAAGTTTTGAAGAACGAGCAGAACTTGAGTGGCAAAAAATGATAAGCAATGGTAAATAATTTTTTAGAAATAGGAATACAACCAAAAGGGAACAGATTAGAGCAAAAAGTAACTTGCCCTAATTGTGTTAAGGTAGGCAAAACAAACATAAAAGATACTTGCCTTTCAATAAACCTAGATAGTGGATTGTATAATTGTCACAAATGCGCTTGGAGTGGGTGTGTTAAACCAAAAGATTTTAAACCTATGTATGTAAAACCAACAAAACAAAACTTTACTAAACTTTCAGATAAGGCATTAGAATTATTTACTCAAAGGGGAATATCTCAAAGAGTAGTAATGGAAAACAAAATAGCAATGTCAAAAGATGGACAAAGCGTAATATTCCCTTATTTGAGAAATGGTGAATTGATTAACTACAAACAAAGATTTTTAGATAAAAAAGATTTTAGACAGGGTAAAGATGCCGAACCGATAATGTTTAATTATGATCGTTGCAATGGTCAAAAAGAAATCATTATATGTGAGGGTGAGTTTGATTGTATGGCTTTTGAAGAGGCTGGTTTTACAAATGTAACTTCAGTAAATCAAGGTGCGCCAAATGAGAATGACAAAAACATTGATAAGAAATTAGAATGTATTACTACTTGTTATGAAATGTTTGATAATGCTGAAAAAATATATTTAGCAACAGACAATGATGCGAATGGTAGAAGATTGAAAGATGAGTTGATAAGAAGATTAGGAGCGGAAAGATGCTTTTCAGTTGATTTAAGCGATTGTAAAGATGCGAATGAGTATTTGATTAAGTATAACAAATTAAGTTTACTAGAAGTCATTAAAAACGCAAAAGAAATACCTATTGATGGAATCTTTACAGCAGAAAACGAAAAGTTATTAATGTTAGATAGTTTTCGTAATGGTAAAAAAAGAGGTCAAACAACACACTGGGAAGATATTGATAAGGCGTGGACTTGGAGAACAGGTGAGGTTACTATTTGGACTGGTTACCAAAATGAAGGTAAATCTTTATTTTTACAAACTTTATGTTTATTACGTGCTTTTCACGATAGCGAAAAATTCGCTTTCTTTTCTCCTGAGAATATTCCAATAGGTGACTTTTTCGATGATATGATTGAAACTTTTGTTGGTAAGTCAACAGACCCACATTACAAACATAATCAAATGGGTGAAAGTGAATATTTACAAAGCATTGATTTTATATCTGAACACTTCTTTTTAATTTATCCTTCAAAAGATTTTGAGTTTGAAACGATTTTAGATAAAGCGAAATACTTAGTAAGGAAAAAAGGAATTAGACACTTGATAATCGATCCTTACAATACAGTTGAACATAAAATGAAAATGGGTGAACGTGAGGATTTATATATTTCAAGGTTTATGAGTGAATTAAAACGCTTTGCTTTACAAAATGATATAGGTATTCATTTAGTTGCTCACCAACTTACACCACAAAAAGACCCAAATGGAAGGTATGTAAGACCAGATTTAAACAGGATTAAAGGTGGAGGTACGTTTTCAGATAAAGCAGATAATGTAAATTTTGTTTGGCGACCAAATAGAGCCTTAGATTTTTCAGATACTGAAGTTGTTTTCGGCTCTCAAAAGATTAAAAAGCAAAAGTTAACAGGAACACCACAGGATATAATCAATATTAACTTTTTAAGAAAAACAAATAGATATTATATTGGTGGAAAAAGTCCATTTGATGAGATTGACTGGATATTAAACCGAGTTAAGGAAGCAAAACAAGAAGAAATATCATTTAGTTTAACACCTAACACAAATTTTGATGCACCATTTTGATGAACAACTAGTAAAAATGTATCATTCTAAATTAATAGAGAATGAAAGCCTTAAAAAAGAAAACAAAGAGTTAATTAATTTAAGGGAAAATTTAGAAAAACAGATACACTATTTAGAAAATGAAATAAAAAAGTTTAAAGAAAGTAACTTATATTAAAAATAAAAGTTATATTTGTAGAAATTTAAAACTAAAAGTTATGATAACAAGTGAAATTAAAGACAACGTGATTTATTTACTGAGAAACTTCCCAGAGACGAGAGATTGTGATTTGCGCCTAGTCGCAAGGTATTGGAGTGTATTTGATGAATGCCACATATTTGTTAAGGTGAGCCAGATCTACTTCGGTGATGTTACACACTTCGAAAGTATTAGAAGGATGAGACAACGTTTACAGCAAGACAATGAAGAACTTAGAGGGTTAAGGTATAAGACTAGAAAACATAAACTAGAAAAAGAAGTTCGTGAACAGGTCAAAACTGATTTCTAAAATACATATTATGTTCGCTAGGTTAGATGAGTTTTACGGTCAACCAAAAAACACTTGTAAAAATGCGATTAAAAATAATTTTGGAATAAAAAGTATAAAAGATTTAAACCACGAGGAATTAAGTTATCTCACTAGATATACGGATAATATTTTACTCGCTAACGGAATTGATATAGATGAAGAAAAAATTTAAAAAGCAATTAAAAGAAAGTATGGTTGTAAGCATTCATAAATTTGAAGAAACAATTACAGCAATACCAACTAGAATAATAACCAAAGAAGAAAGAGATATTATGATTTTATTGATTAATAATTTACCTTGTGATGAACACAAATAGAAACATAAAGCAAAAGAAGTGTAGATATTGCGAAACTCTTTTTTATCCTATTAGAACTACACATACCACTTGTACTTATGAATGTGCTATGCTTTACGCAAAAGAAAAAAGCGAAAAGAAGAAAGCGAAAGAATGGAACGTTAGAAAAAAGGAATTGAAAGAGGGATTGATGAGTTTACAAGACTGGGTTAAAATCGCACAAACACACTTTAATACTTACATACGATTAAGAGATAAAGGAAAAGTTTGTATTAGTTGTGAAAAACCAGCAAAAAAAGAAAACGCAGGCCACTTCTTTAATGCTAATAATCATTGGTCTGTTAGGTTTGACGAACGTAATGTTCATTTACAATGTGAACACTGCAACACTTTTTTGAGTGGGAACCTAATTTATTATCGTGAGAACTTAATTAAGAAAATCGGAATTACCGATTTTAATAACCTATCTTTAATAGCAAATGAAACTAGAAAGTTTACTATTCCTGAGGTTAAAGAGATAATTGAAGTATACAAAGAGAAAGTTAAAATATTAAAAAAATGAATGTATTAGAATTATTCGCAGGAAGCAGATCGATTGGAAACGCTGCTGAAGAGTTAGGAATGAGTGTTTTTTCAGTAGATTGGACACCGTATGAAAAAATAAACCTAGCAATTGATATTGAACAATTAAAAAAAGAACAAGTACCATTTATTCCAGACATTATTTGGGCAAGTCCTGACTGTACTACTTACTCAATCGCTGCTGTCTCTAAACATAGACGAAATAGAATAGAACCTGTAAGCGACTACGCTATTAAATGTGATAATGTTAATCAACACTGGATTGGATTAATAAAAGAATGGTTAGAGATAAATCCTAATTTAGTTTTTTTTATTGAAAATCCAAGGGGAATGTTAAGGCATATGCCATTTATGAAGGAATTTAAAAGGCATACAGTTTGGTATTGTAAGTATGGTGACGATAGAGCAAAGCCAACCGATATTTGGACTAACTCAAAAAATTGGCAACCTAGACAGGAATGCTGTAATTATAAATACGATAAAGATGGTAATGTAATTAATAAACATTGTCATCACGAAAGCGCAAGGAGAGGAGCAAAAACAGGTACGCAAGGGAAAAAAGACTCTTACAATAGATCTAAAATCCCAAGAGAATTATGTTTAGAAATATTAAAAAATTATTAAAAAGATAACTTTTATTTTGTATATAAGTTATTTATTATTATATTTGTTATGTAATTTAAAATTTAAAAAGATGAAAAGTATTTATTCAAAGTTACTGAACGCTAAAAAGAATATTGGCAAAGTAAAAAAGACAATGAAGAACGGACACTTCAAAAACACTTATGCAGATATTAATGCGTTGTTAGAAGTTGTTGAACCTGTATTATTAGAAAACGGTTTGTTATTATTACAGCCTATCATAAACAACAAAGTGATCACGCAAATAATTGATGTTGAAACAGGTGAAAAGATTGAGTCTATAATTGAATTAGATGGTAACCTTAACCCCCAGCAACGTGGTAGCCAAATAACGTACTACCGTAGGTATAGTTTACAAAGTGCTTTAAGTTTGGAGGTAACGGACGACGACGGGAATAATGCGAGCCAAAATATTACTAAGGTTAAACCAGCACTAAACGATAAAGGTTTCAGTCAAGCACTTGAAAGAATTATTAATGGTGAGGTTGAAATAGTAAATAAGTTAAAAGAAACTTTTACTTTGACAGCGCAACAGGAAGTTGAACTCAATGAAGTGTTAAAGTAATGGAATATGATATCGACTATGAAGAATTCGAGTACGAATTTAAAAAATATTACTATGAAAATCAGATGCAGTTCACTTCCTAAAATCATGACTTCCCCACGTACTAAGGGGGAGGTTTTATCTGAAACGGCAAAGTCAGAAATGATAAAGATTGCTAAAGAGGATTATTACGGGTATAGTTCTCAAATTACAAACAAATACGTTGAAAAGGGAATAGAAGTAGAAGATATTTCGATTGAGTTATTAAACACTATTAAATTAGCAAACTACAAAAAGAACACTGAAAGGTTAACAAATGACTTTTTAACTGGAGAATGTGATATTAACGATGAAGTAAACGATGAGATAATAGATATCAAATCTAGCTGGTCCTTAGAGACATTCCCTGCTTTACCAAGTGATATAAACATTAAGGATTACGAAATGCAATTAAGGGGTTACATGATGTTATACAACCGAAGTAAAGCAAGCGTATGTTATTGCATGGTTTCAACTCCTGAAGGTCTTATAATGTACGAAAATAAGTTATTACATGAAGTAGATCATATAGATCCTTTTGCACGTGTAAC